GAATGAGGGGGAGGGCAAGTAGTTTCATCAGTCTTCAGCAGCGAGGGCAGCAAAGTAATCAAGGTCGGGACCGTCTTCCGATTCCAACTCTGCTACTTTAGCACCGAAACCACTGGGCGTAGGTGCCACCACGACACTTTCCTCACTGGCATACAGGTCTTCGTCCTCTTCAAAGTCACGGCGGGACTCAACACGAGTCTGCCCTTTGTTGAGCACCAGATTCAGACGTGCTTCCAGTTCTTCATAGGACTTGAATGCACTGGGGTCAGTGAATTCCTTGAGGGAATACTGAGACTTCCAGATTTCCTCCAGTTTGTCATCACTGAAGTTGCCCAGGGTAGAAGGTGATGCGAAGTCGGACTTATCATAATTCCAGTAACCACCAATGGTCTGAATCTTCACACGGAAGTCAGCACCTTTCCACATATCAAAGGGATTGATGGGGTCTTCATCTTCAAACTGAGGTTGCATTGCACTCACAATCTTGTCGTGAATCTTCTTACCATACTTGTAAAGAAAGACGCGACCCTCATTCTCAGGATTCAGTTGGTCCTTGACCACATAGATGTTGCTGTAGTAAGACAGTTTACGCTTCTGCTTACGAGCAATCTCTTTATCAGATTCGATACCGCTATTCCAAAGAGTGCGATTCAACTCACCCACAGGGTCTTTCTGGTTGAGAGTGGTAAGAGAATTCTCAATATACCAACCACCAGGACCTTGGAATGCATGACTCCACACTTGTGCCCAGGGAAGATCTTCACCTTCGGGTTCGGGCAGGAAACGAATCACGGCATAACCGTTTCCAGACTTGTCCACTCCAGGTTTCCAGAGTCGCTCATCAGGACCTGCACCTTGGGGTTTGGACATCTTCTCAATCTGCTGAGTCAGTTTAGCGAACGACCCAGACTTGGACTTGAGACTTGCAAAAGACATGTGTTTCTCCGTTGTGTTTGTATTTGGCGTGTGTGCCATGGGATTATCATGGCACACTATTTAGGCGTTGTCAACCCTGTTTCTGGATTTCCTTGCGCCAGTTTTGGAGTTTTTCCTCCATCTGGTCCAGAATCATCATCAGGTTGAGACCACCTGAATGCTCCTCGGACATCATATCAATTCTACTCTTCACAAAAGCAGCATCCTCACCCTCAACCTCATGAGAGGCGAGAGCGAGGCGAGCATAGAATACTTTTTGTTTGGCAATCAACTCAAGAGTCTTTTCAATGTGGTCAAGTCTTTCAGTTGGAGTGAAGTCCTTGAGACCAGAAGATATCTTGAGAAGTTCAGTATATGTAGATTGAATGTCTTCTAACTCTTCAACTACAACTTCGGATTTGAAAAAACTATCGCTCATAGTGGTAAGATTCCCCTACTTGTTCGTTTAATGTAATTTAATTGTTGAGCATCCCACTTGATTTTGTCCTTCAGTGGTTTAGAAATCAGTTTACCTACAGTTTCAACTTCAATCTCAAACTCTTCACATACTGAAGTGACTGCTTCAATATAATTGATGAGTCCTTGACTCTCCTTGACTCGACTTTCAACTAATGATGTAAATTTTCCTTGGGTCATAAACTTTTCTTCAATTTCTTTCATTTGATACTCCTAACGTAATAGTTGTATTCCTTAATCCATTCAATTAGGGTATCAATATAAGGAATTTTATCATACTTTTGGACAACTTGCGTGCTTCCATCTTCGGCAACTGAAAGTGTAACAAGTTTGTCAACTTCAACACCTGTCAATTCATAATACATGTAAGCATATGCTGCCTCTTGGACGAAGAACTTATCAAGATGCTCTTCTTTCTTAAGTTGTTTAGTTGTTTTGAAGTCAATTATAGCAAGCTCACCATCGAAGTGAGCAATACAATCAACCCTACCAGCAACACCCAGGCGACGAGAGTAAAGAGGGGCTTCAAGAATGTGAATGTCAGAAATACGATCAAGAGTCTTACGAGCAAACCCAAACATGTACTTGGGAAGACCCTCGCTCTTCTCAACTTTCTCCAATTCATTTTTAAGATAGTGCTCCACGATAGTATGATACTTTGTGCCACGCCAGGCAGCAGCACGTCGTATCTGCTCAGCAGTAGTGTAACCTACTCTTTCCTCCCATGCAAGGATAGATGCCTTAGTATTATGCCCCACGACTGTGGTAATACTAGGCATCCATTGGTTATCAATTTTGTAAAAACGTCCATAATCTAACGTCCTGCTTTCCAATTCTACGAGAGGTGCAGCAGGACCCACAATGTTAAAAGTCATCAACCAAATCCTAAATTAATTTTGCTAACGAGATACTCACGCACGAGACCAGAGCGGACAATATCATCAATGCCAAATTCTACCACATCGAATGATGGCATCGACTGCAGAATCTTCATGAAGTCTAGCACACCATTCTTCTCATTACTCTTCACTAGGTCGGACTGAGTATAGTCACCAGAGAAGATAATCTTACAGTCCTCACCAACACGAGTAATGATGGAATCTAATTCATGGAAATTCAAGTTGGAGAATTCATCTACAATAATAATGCAGCGGTCAAGAGTAACTCCACGGATAAAAGAAGTAGACCAAAATGAAATAGTCTCTTGGGCTCGTAGGTTGTCATAAAGCATTTCAAAAGTATTGTCATCAGGCATCTCAAACATATACTTTACCATATTCTTATATGGAATCTGGTAAAGGTTTGATTTGTCCTCATGGTCTCCAGGAAGAAATCCAATCTCTCTGGTAGGAACCAGAGACCTAACCATATACACCTTCTCATAAGGAGAAGCAGGGTCTAGCACCTGTTGCAGTGCCAGATACAGACTGATGAATGTCTTACCAGTGCCAGCAGCACCATGTAACACAAGATGTTTACCCTCAGCGTATGAATTGAATACTCTCTCCTGATTCTCAGTGAGTGGCTCAATGGTTTTTAAATGGTCAAGATTGATTGGTTTTTTCCTTCTCATTTGCTTAGCACTCATTGCATTCATAGGGACAAGAGTCTTGTTGCGCTTACGGGTTGCAGTTGGCATAGATTCCTTAGGTAAAACGGGAAAGATTGGCACCAGGGTGTGCACGTTGTACTTTCTGCATGACCTCTTTGAATCCGTCAGATTGTTTAGGTGCACCGTAGGTAGCGGCAACCGATTGGTTACCAAAATACCTCTCTAATTCTGGATGCTCGTCTTTGTATTTATCAAGTTCCGTCATAGGCATGACGACCTCGGTGATTTCTCCTGTTTCTTTATTGATGAAATCATAAGTTGGCATTTCAACAACCCTCTTTCTTGTATAGTTTACGGCACTTCTTAACCTCTTTCATTTCATCTTTGATCTGCTGATAAGATTCTTCTGGAGTAATCTTTCGTGCCATTTCCATAGCAATGATTACATCAACCCTAGTGCCAAAATGTTTGAGTGCTTCTTCAAAGCAATTTAGATCTTCATACATGGTTTTTAATTCCTCAATACTTTTTTTAATGATATCCAATTCTTCATGAATATCTTGATGATGAAATCTTAGTGGTCTTTGGATAAGTTTTTTAAATTTCTTATCATTCATCAGTCAATTCTCAATGAAGGTTGAAGGCAGTCTGCATATTCGTCGCATCCACAATTTTGCTCTGGGCACCACTCAAGTGCTTGAGCGATAGTGGGAAACTGACAGACGAAGTGTCGCTTACACAACTCAGCAATCTCCATATGCTCATGCTGAGTGCCATGACCTGTGCGCAATTCAATATAATGAATCCAATTACGAACTGAACCAGTCATGTAAATCCGAGTGGGAGTTGCCATGGGCAGAATCATGCGAGCACATTCCTTTGCCACGCCAGCAGCAAGCATCTCCTGATACACTTCCATTGTTTGTTTGAAGTGATACTGCATCCAGATTTCAAACTTCTGCTTCACAAAGGGGTCAAGGTCATCGATAGACTTCTGACGATTGGTTGTGTCTTGACGACGAAGATCGGGCAACGGAATCTCATCACCAAGCAGTGAAGAGTCTGCATACCGTTGTGAAAATTCTTGAAATGTGAAGCTCCTATGACGAAGGATTTGTGCTGCGATGGCACGAGTTGTATTGATTTCAAGAGTCATGTGTGCCTGCTCAAACACAGACCAGTGGTTGTGTTTAATACAATACTTAAGCAGACCAGCGACGTTTTCATTCTCCTGATTTGCTGGGTTGCTAACACGAGCAATGTATCCCATAGTTTTCTCTGCATCAGGAGTGACAGAGACTACACATACTTTATTCGTTGCTACTTGTGTCATGTTTAAATAAAATCGAAGTAATCATAAGAAGTCCGAATGCTGTCCAGTAAGTCAGCACAGGGAGACCAAACATAGATGGGATAATCCAATTCCATACTAGCATAAGCACAGCAGGTTTCAGAAACCATCCAATGATTGTGCCAACTGCTTTGGCACCTGCTTTGATATTCTTTTGTCTTTCTTCTTCCATATTAAGTTTGGCAACTTGACTTTCAATATCCATCATGCGTTGCTCCACAACTTTACGGGGGTCAAAGTATGCGCTATCTTGTGTCATTTTTTTGATTTTTTCTTTGGATCTCGTGGGTCTTGCCACAAACGAGGATTTACTCTGCCTGCTGTCCATTCAATTCTCTTCACAACATTTCCTAGTAGGTCATAGTATGCATCAAAGATGTCAGACCTATTGCCCATGACAATATCATGCCATGTATCTTCCCCACGTTGACATGTAATTACATATGTATTGTTGGGTAAAGATTTATCGTTTGATTCCCCAAAGGGACATGCTTGAGACAAAATTCTCAGACCATATCCCTCGATGGCAGCGATTTGTTCTGGATTAAAATTCATACTATGAGCGACCACCCCATTCAATTTGGGGAAACGCTTCCTTCACTACAGCAAGCGTAATGCGATACTTTTTATGGAGAGATTTGTTGATTGTTTTAACCAGGACTTCTGCTTCATCCTTATGAAGACCTTCCAGCATGGCAATAAACATACTCTCAATCTTCAGTTGAGGAAGGTCGTTGGCACCACCCTTAAAGAAGTAATAGAGTTTACTACCCTCTTTCTCCAGGAGAGTGTGCTCTGTGCCCTTAGGAGCGTCGTTAGGAGTGTATGGGATGTCTTCACCCATAGGGACTCGGGGGATAACGCTCTCGTCAAAGTTGATAATAAACAGAGAGCGTAACGTTTGCGAATTGTTTTCGCGAAGAATAGCAACTTTCTCTTGCTTAGTCTTTGCGTTGTGTGCTTTTTGCAGCACTTCAGAAATCATCAGTCTCATTTTAAAACTCGGTAATGTGATCTAGCATTTCATTCAACTGATGCTGAATGAAGTAGGGATACATCTTACCTCTCGGGGAGGTTTCTGTAGTCTCATAGGTATGTATAATGGCATTATGAATGTCTTCGGGGATGCACTGAAAGTCAATCAGTTTACGATTGCGCTCATAGTTTTTAAGCATCTCTTCGTTGCAAAACTCTTCAGGGGATTGCCAAATCCACTTATCAAGTTTTACTTTACTCAGAGGACGCTGCCTACTATTCGTTACAAAAGTGTCACTAGCAGACAGGAAGTTGGGGATACCATCGCTTCGGTCACCCTTAAGGATGTGCTCCAGGAGATACTTTACAGGATGCTCGCAGTGCACAAACTTCTTCTGGATTGGATTATACTGATTGACAAAAGGAAACTTCTGCAATTGTTGGAAATCTTTATCACCAGATAGAATCAACATCCGTTGGGGTGGTTGCATATTATTTTGCAACCTGATGTTAGCGAGTGCTTGATTGGCAATCAGAGTTGCAATCACATCGTCTGCTTCAGCACCATCAACCTCAATGACTTTGTAAGGGAGGTGCTCTTTAATCTCATCACGAATCTGATTCAAGACCTCAAAGATTTCATGCCAGTCCAGTGAAGACTTCTCTCTGTCTTTCTTACGAGTGCCCTTGTAATGCTCAAACTCACGGCGTCGCCAGTAGTGGCGACTGTCATAGCAAAGGACTAACTCACCAAAGTCCTTTAAAAACTTATTGCGATATGACCGCAAAGAGTTTAGGACCATGTGGCGAACTAGTCCCACACTTACTTTTTCATTTGTTGTGGTCAAGGAAACAATCAAGTTGCTGATGCAAACCTGATTCATGTCAACGAGAATCATTCAGTCTCACTCATCTTCGTCATCCATCATATCATCTTCGTCGGTCAAGCGCAAGTAGAGAAGGTCGGATGGGTCAACAAACTCTCCATCAATTTGCATCTCTGGGTGCATGACGACGGCTGCATACTCGGCTCTCTCCTTCCACTGGTCAAAAGCATCCTTGAGATTCCACGATGCCATAAAACCTATGAGAAAACTTCCGATTGTTAGGAAGAAAGCGAGGTAAAGAAAGGTAAGGTCTGCCATTGCTGTCCTCCAATTGGATTGTCTCAATAATATTTAGTCCCTTTGACGCCAATCATCGGGTTTATCACCTGTCCACCAGTCTACCATGTCATCGATACTATCGAAACCTGCTTTACCAAACCGCTCATGACCAGTGCCGCCAATGTCAAGTTGGTTTAAAAAATCATCCATATCTCCCTCCTGCATGTCGGGATTCTCAGCAGTGCGTCTTGCTTGTCTAAGGATTGTTGCCGCTGACCTATTTGACTTTGCTAACTTCTCTGCCCAAATCATATCTTCTAGACTGACTTCTTCATGCTTTACAATCTTGTCACAGATTGCTTCCAAGCGAAGACGATATTGAGTAGAGAGCATATGTAATCTCCAGATAGGATTATTTAGCACTGGTCTTCTTACGGCGTCCAGGTTTCCTTTCAGCATGATACTTCCAGGCGTCCTCTAGAATTGCATAGAGGTAGTTTCTAATCTTTCGTGCTTGTGGTTTAGACAAATGTCCATACGCTTCCTTGAGGGTCTTATCTCCACCCTTCAGGTAGTCGTCTAACTCTTCCACAAGATTGCTGAGGTTAGCAGCAGTTGTTGATTCAATAAAGTCATTCGTCTCTCGACGAGTCCACTTAGCAAGTTTTAGATAGTCGTAGCATTTAAAAAGAAAACGACCGTTAACCATTGCTTCATCAATAGCACGGTCAACGATCGTATGAATTTCACCAATGTTTTTGTCCATTTAAAGAAGTTGTTGCTCCCTCAGGTATTTAACAGTTTCAGTGCAACCACCAGTTTTTTGACCACCGATGATAACTTGTGGGAATGTGGACCCACTTCCAAACTCTCTGTAGAATTGCTCTCGTGTAAAGTTTACATCGAGCACATACTCAGCGAATGCCCATCCCTTCGCCTTGTATACTTCCTTAATCTTAGTGCAATATGGGCAACCAGCTCTGGTATAGATTGCTGTGTTTCTTGGTGTCTTGGACATAATTTTTACTTGAGTGAAAAGGGGGACATTAGTCCCCCAGAGCATCAGATTCCGTTAATTATATATCAGACTCAGAAAGTGTACTTCACACCAACTTTCAGATTGGTCAGGAAGTCATCAAACTTCAGACCATTGGTGCTAGCACCCCAGACTTCACCGTAGATGCCAAGGTTATCAGTAGCAGCAACGTTGATGCCAACTTTACCAGACACTTCCAGTTCAGTATCGCTACCGTTAGGAATAGCAACAGCAGGACCAGCTTGAATGTATCCAGTCACGGTCTCACTCAGATTGCCCTGATAACCAACATGGTTTTCAATCAGGGTAGCGCCATACTCGCCACCAACCAGACCAGTATTCGACTCAATGTTCACATAAGGACCTGCCATAGCAGCACCAGCGAACAGGGGAGCAGCAGCGAGAGCTGCGATAGTAGATTTAATCATGTTTACCTCGTAATTTACTTGCGGAATGGATACCCGCAGATGTAAGGGACTTCGACTCGTCCCGTTGTGCCACGTCACTTGGAGAGTAATTGAGTCCTCGTTTCGTTTGCTTTTGTAGTATGACAGAAATCTTTAATTCTGTCAAGTCGGGCTGACAGGATTCGAACCTGCGACCTAATGCTCCCAAAGCATCCGCGCTACCAAACTGCGCTACAGCCCGTGGTGGGAAATCCAGGACTCGAACCTGGCACCTCACGATTATCAGTCGTGCGCTCTAACCAACTGAGCTAATCTCCCAAAGCGGAAGGGGTGGGATTCGAACCCACGGATGCTTTCACATCGCTAGTTTTCAAGACTAGAGCCTTCAACCACTCGACCACCCTTCCAATTTGTTATGTCCTATCTATAATAGAAACGAATTCGTCATCCATATTATAGTATAGGACATGGTTTTCAGTCAAGATGTAGTAACCAGTTAAATCACTACCATCATCTGTCCATCCATAACCAATAACTTTCTCGTTTACATCTTGTAAATCAAGAGTCTTCTCCGTGTGAAGATAGTGGTTGAATTTCTGATGCAGGTTGATTACCATCTGTGCTCCCCGATTGCTTACTTAGCATATCACGGATCCGTGACATATCGGATTCCGTAAGATTATCTATAGATTCTGACCCCTCTTCTTCGCGTGGGTCTTCATGATTCTTAAACTGCTCTTGGATGGCAGCAATGTCTTCAACCAACTCTTCGTTGAGAGACCAATTGTTTCCTTGGGGTTTATAATCTAAACTCTTTACAGCAGCAAGATTACTATTCCAATACTTCTTCATCTTCTTAAGCATCTTTGCCCTACCCTTAGGGTCATCTTTATACTTTTCGATAACCCTACGGAGCATCTTCAATTCACGAGAGGACTTTTCCAGGGATCTTTCTGCCCAAATCTCTCGTGGTCCAAAACCTTGTGCCATACTATTTCCTGTTATGTTGTTTGAGTAATGATAACTTTAAACTGGACTCTAAAGTTATTCTTTGTGCTGCTAGTATACCATATAGGTGACTGCTTGTTGTGCGACTCTTGGTAGATTGCTTCCTTTGCCGCTCGCTTTACTATATTATAATCTTCCCAGTATGCTGTCAACTTTTTAGGCATGTCAAAGTTTGGGTCTTGGTCTGGGAAGTATGGCGTCTGACCAATAAATTCATTCTTATTATTTCTAATAGGTGGCCAAGAGAATGTGAACTCCTGACCAGAAGAATAACCAAGACCTTGAGACAAAACTTCTATTAGATGAATCACACAATGCCAATTACGATTTAATTGATTAGTTCCTTGGCTAGCATAAAAAGTAAATCCAACTCTAATCTTAGCAAGGTTTGCCACACCAGCAGCTGCTGCTTGAGCACCTGGGTCTAGATAGTAATCGTGTATGAATGTATGAGGAGAATAATAAGTATCTCTATTATTTGATGACCCATTCCAAAGTCTATAAGCAACGTCGAATGAATCAATAACATCATACCATACTGCCTTCTTCTTGGCAAACAGAGTAGGTGAAATTCTATTCAAATCATTCTTATCTGTTGGTGAAAAACTACCAGTGCCTCTCTGCCACTTGGTTACTAAATGATCTTCCAGAAGACCACTATAGATACCAGCATTTCTCCTAAGAGTCTCTGGGTCATATCCATTTAAATATCTTTCTGCTGGATAGTATGGAAGTCCTGTATCAATATACCCTCCAGTAATGTTTGGCAATAAAGACCCAAGACGATTCCCACCTCCCCAGATACCTGGGTTGGATGCCTTAATGCTAGTCATTGGTTGAATAGCATTATTGGTATAAACAATCGTATATGGATATCTAATATCACCTTCATCGATCGACCACGAATCAGACTCCTTGGATCCAGCAGCCCACACACCCTCGTCAGCATATGTAGGACTAAACTGAAAAGCAAGTCCAGTAACTGCGGCGCCAGTGAGAGCGATATCATTCAGTGCAGAAGGTCCCACAACAGTGCCAAGGTCATCGTCTCCATTTCCAGTATTCAACATTAACGTAAACACACTCTCAAAGACTCCTCTAGTTACATCATAGAGACCTATAGATGGTTGCACCATTCCTGTCGGTGGACCAGAATCAATGCTAATCAATTCAAAAGTAAGAGTATCTGTAGCATTTAAAGTAATCTCCGAAGCATATAAGTCTGTGCCAATTGCTGGCCAATACCTTGCCTCATACTGCTCCTGAAATAATGTAACACCATTCTTTTTAAATGCGATGGTATATTTGATACAGTCTCCTGTAACTCCTCCAGTAATACCACCATAGGATTTAATCCTAAACTTACCTCCAGCAGCTGCTGATATAGTCTGAGTCATTTCAAGTTTGGAAGAGTATCCACCAATACATTTACCACATTCAATATCAATATCCGATGGCTCAATAGTCGGAGACAAAATACCACAGTCTTGTCTAGTCGCTACTACATCACGGAAAGAATCTTTCAAAAGTCTTGTATCACAATTGTTTGGCCTATATGGTGGAGCATATACTTTAGGTGGGGCATCAGACTCGTAGACATAGCACTGGACTCCCTCATAGATGTATCCATTGGAAGTCCATTCAAGTTTATGCCAAAGTCTCAAGTCATCATAATCATCATCGCCATTGATAAGGTCTTCCCACATCTGTTTCTTATTACCTTTCCACTTTGTCTGGTCTTTCTTACCAGGATTCCATTTCCTATCTGAAAATAGACAATAATTACTCTGTGCTGTGCTAATACCACTGCCACGGAATCCATCATTTAATGGATTAAAGTTGATATTCTGACCCTTACTCAAACTGTTTAAACTATTTCCATTAGGAATTAGGAAGAATCCTAATGTGCCACCCTTATATTGCTGCAGGAGACTTATAGAGACAGTCACGATACTAATATCTTTACCAGACTTGGCACTCTTTACAATGATGACGCCAGTCTGAGGACCATTATCATTTGCAAGGTATACACCTAGAGCATTGTCATACCCAGCTGACCCCTTCTCTACGTCCATGGTGATAGTAATGTCATACTTCACATCCTTTGGAATTCTATACGCGAATCTCTTTGCGAGTGGTTTTGGTGGCTCGCCAGGAATCTCTGGGTCAATAGTATATTTGTGGTCAACAGGACTTGCTCTATAAAATCTATGCAATTCCTGAATCTGTTCATTTTTACCGAGATAGGTAACTGATTTGTCCTTATCTTGAAACACATGCCCAATAATATTCTGGAATACCATACCAGCAGCATTCATAGATGCTCTTTCTCCCTGTCCAGGACCGTCTGGTTGCCCTGGGTTAGTGGTTAGGAAGTAGTCACCACCGTTACCTCTGTATTTAAACAGAGGCACTGTGTGCCCTTCAATTGCATTTTGGAGAATCCAGAAAGCAGGAGACTGCGAAGTTAATGTGTATCCTGGGGGAATAGATGTATCAGTTGTATAGTTATATTCGGTGCCGTTGGTGGATTCATAAACAGGGAATCTATCTGGATAGCAATTATCAATACAGACTCTATCCTTATTGGCACTCCATCCATTTGGATAGTAAGTATCACAATCACTCTTCGGAGGTCTCCATGCACCACCGATGTATGGACGGAAAGTGCACTCTAGTGCATTGCGCACACAGTTTTCCCAGTCAAAATCAGGTGTCCTTTCTTGACAGAAAAGTTTTTCTCCAGTTGCTTTGACTCTCCAGTATCCTCCACCAAGTCTATCTACTTCACCTCTGAGTTTTAAACGCAATACCCTATCACAATCGCCAGCATAACCAGCAAACTGAGATGGGTCGTTTGGATTGGGGACTTTAATAATCAGAGGAGTCTTCAGTCCAGTATCAAAGATTGAGTTGACAAAATCTA